CCAACTACCGCACCAAACGCAGCAAATTTATTAGCGCAACCCTACCGCGCTATTCGTTTAACTGGTGCAACCGCTGGCGACACTTTAACGGTAATTCAGTCCGGAGTTAAGTAATGCCTGTTTACCTCGACACTCGGGGTAACAGTGTCCTGTCTGTGGCGATCTGTGATCGCTGCAGCAGGAAATTTGCGTACACAGAATTAATGCCCGACCCAAATTTTCCGGGTATGCGCGTTTGCAAAGAAGATTTAGATAAGTTTGACCCATGGCGTTTACCTGCACGTCAAACTGAAAACATCGCGTTACGTTTCCCACGTCCAGACGTATCTGTTGCTACCGGACCAATCGGTGGTAATCAGATTATGACAGAGAACGGATTCCAAAATAACAATTCTATGTTTATTGATGGCGTATCTCCGTTTAGTGGAAACACTCAAGGTGATTTGAACACAGCGAGTAACGTTGAGCCAAATATACAAGTTTTATATCCGTACATTTACACAGTCACGCCGGCATCAGGATCCATAGCTGGCGGCACCCTTGTTACTTTAATGGGTGCTAATTTTACTGATGTGACTACGGTTAGATTTGGTGGAGTCGTTGCGTCTTTTTCACTAGTTAATTCAACTCAGATTGTTGCGACAACACCACCATATCAAATTACTGGTATGGTTGACGTTAGCGCAGGATCTCCATTTGGAACCGCTACCAAGCATGGTGGCTTTACATATACATAAAACATGGCAGATCGTTCAATAACACAACTGCCAGTTGCGAATACAGTTAACGGCAACGAAGTAACTGTAATTGTTCAACAGGGTGTCACAAAGCAAGTAGCTATTGGGTTAATTGCTAACGCAGTGTCGCCCGGAAAATTTATTACTAATATCACGTACGATCCTAACACGTACATGATAACAATTTATTACAGCGACGGCACCACTCAGATGATTGGTCCTGTGCCGGGATTTCAGAGCGCTTATATCGACGGCAGCGGTAATTTAATTTTAGTTGGCACCGATGGGACGCTTTATAATTTAGGACCTGTCATCGGTCCGTCAGGATTTAGCGGCTATTCAGGACTGAGCGGCTTTTCTGGTTTTAGCGGCACATCTGGACTCAGTGGTTATTCTGGATCGGGTGTGAGTGGCTTTTCTGGTTTTAGCGGACAGTCTGGTTTAAGTGGATTTAGTGGCGCATCTGGTTTTAGCGGACAGTCTGGTTTAAGTGGATTTAGCGGAGTCTCCGGTTTTAGTGGCACTAGCGGTATCTCTGGCTTTAGTGGAACATCTGGTTTTAGTGGCGCTAGCGGTATTTCTGGCTTTAGTGGAGCATCTGGTTTCAGTGGCGCTAGCGGTATTTCTGGCTTTAGCGGAACATCTGGTTTCAGTGGCGCTAGCGGTACCTCTGGTTTTAGCGGAACATCTGGTTTCAGTGGCGCTAGCGGTATCTCTGGCTTTAGTGGAACATCTGGTTTTAGTGGCGCTAGCGGTATCTCTGGCTTTAGCGGAACATCTGGTTTTAGTGGCGCTAGTGGTATCTCTGGCTTTAGCGGAACATCTGGTTTCAGTGGTAGATCTGGATTTAGCGGATTCTCTGGCGCAGTAGGAGCTGGCGGCACAATTGGTCACTGGGGATCGTTTTGGGACACTACCGATCAGGTTGCAGTATCAGCCAATACGGCCTACCCAGTTACATTAAACAGCGCCGACCCAAATAATACCGGCGTAAACGTTGTATCTAACAGCCGAGTAACATTTAGTAATGCTGGAGTTTACAGCTTAACATTCTCAATTCAGTTTGTTAATACTGACCAACAAATACATGACGTTAATGTTTGGTTGCGTAAAAATAATGCAGGAAGTGCTGGTGACGTCCCCGATTCAGACACACGATTAAGCATTCAACAAAGACATGGCGGGGTTGATGGCTACGGTCTGATGACCGTTAACTTTGTGCTGCAGTTGGAGGCCAACGACTATATCGAAATGATATGGGCGACAACAAATACTGATGTATCTATCCAATCTATACCCGCGGGAACTTCACCAGTAAGCCCATCAATCCCGGGTGTCATATTCACTGCAACACAAGTCATGTACACCCAGTCTGGTTACAGTGGCTTCTCTGGTATTAGTGGCTTCTCTGGTATTAGTGGCTTCTCTGGCGCGTCCGGGATTAGTGGATTCTCCGGTATTAGTGGCTTCTCTGGCGCGTCCGGGATTAGTGGATTCTCCGGTTTTAGTGGCACCAGCGGTTTCTCTGGAACGAGTGGTTTCTCTGGAACACCCGGCCAGTCTACAAGTTTTTTCTTGTATCGAACAAACACTGGTGCAACTTCAGGGTACCCGGGTGATGGCGATTTGTTGTGGAACAACATAACCCAAACTAGCGCCACGCAGATAAATGTTAGCCACCTAACGGACGACAACACTGACATCGAGATATTTTTATCATTGCTGCAAGCAGATGAATCTTTTATAATTCAAGATAAAAATGTTAGTGAAAATTTTCAAACGTGGTTAATAACCGGTACCCCTACTAAAGTAAACTGGGGCACGTCAACCGCATATTTACAGATACCTGTAACGTTAACAGATTCTGGCGGAACCGGGACATCTGGGTTCGCAAACAATCTAGAAGTATTTTTTGCAATCGTGTCCGGCATAAGTGGATTTAGCGGACAGTCTGGTTTTAGCGGATTCTCTGGCGCTTCTGGCTTTAGCGGCATTAGTGGTTTCAGCGGCATCAGTGGTTTCAGTGGTGATTCTGGTATCAGTGGATTCTCCGGCGCTTCTGGTATCAGTGGCTTCTCTGGTGCTTCTGGTATCAGTGGCTTCTCTGGCACTTCTGGCATCAGTGGTTTCAGTGGTGATTCTGGCATCAGTGGTTTTAGTGGCTTTAGCGGCATCAGTGGTTTCTCTGGCGATTCTGGCATTAGTGGCTTTAGCGGCATTAGTGGTTTCTCTGGCGATTCTGGCATTAGTGGCTTTAGCGGCATCAGTGGTTTCTCTGGCGATTCTGGCATTAGTGGATTTAGCGGCATTAGTGGATTTAGCGGCATCAGTGGATTCAGCGGCTTTAGTGGCGCTTCTGGCATTAGTGGTTTCAGTGGCGATTCTGGTATCAGTGGCTTCTCTGGCATTAGTGGCTTCAGTGGCGTAAGCGGCTTCTCGGGCGCGCAGGGACCTACAGTTTATCCCGGATCAGGTATACCGTTATCAACTGGATCAGCTTGGGGAACATCATATGCCTCAGTTAGCGGTGGAATTGTTGGTACCACCGACACCCAGACACTAACAAACAAACGGATACAGCCAAGGGTGCTGGCATCCACGGCCAATAGTGCAACCCCAACACTAAACACCGATAACTTTGATATGATGGTAATCACTGGTCAATCAGTAGCCATCACCTCATTTACTACCAATTTAAGCGGCACTCCAGTAAACGGTCAAAAGCTATGGATTTCGATCACTGGAACAACGGCTATTGCAATTACGTGGGGCGCTTCATTTGAGTCTTCTACGGTCGCGCTACCAACAACTACAACAGGAACAAATAGACTTGATGTAGGGTTTGTATGGAATGTTGCAAACTCTGATTGGCGTTGCGTAGCAGTCGCATAATGTAGTATAATTAGGCTCGTACGAGTCTAGGAGATTGTATGAAATATAGTATTGTTATACCTACGTATAACCACTGTAATGATTTGTTAAAACCATGTGTTGATAGTATTATTAAACACAGCGACATGAATGATGTCGAGTTAATTATATCAGCAAACGGTTGTGTAGATAACACTAAAGTGTACTTAGATTATCTTGCCACTTTAGTACCAAACTTGATTGTAACGTGGGATGACAAACCGCTAGGCTACGCAAAAGCAACAAACGAAGGAATTAAAAAAGCAACAGCAAACAAAATTGTGTTGCTAAATAATGATACGATTTTATTGGATCAGGCAAAGAATCAATGGCTGCAAATGTTAGAGGCGCCGTTTTTGCAAGAGCCAAACATGGGAATCACTGGACCAGTAATCCAACATTCCCCTGACGCAAACCACATTTTTTGTGTATTTTTCTGCGTAATGATTGACAGAAAAGTATTTGACAGGATTGGTCTGCTTAATGAAGAGTACGGCGTTGGTACCGGTGAGGATGTTGAGTTTTCAATCGAGGCCATGCGCGCTGGATTTCACATGGCAGAGCCCGCACCTAAACATTTACAAAACGGCGAGATGTATGTTGGCACATTCCCAATCTACCACGCCGGTGAAGGCACAGTACACGACACGACATTAGTTCAAAATTTTAATGATGTGTTTAATAAAAATTGCCGCAAGTTAGCCCGTAAATATAATGCACAAGGCTATAAGTGGAGCTTAATGAATAACTTTGAGCGCTACATGGCAATTAAAGGCGAAGAAGTACAGCCACGAGAAAAGGGCAGGTATCTATGGGCCGCAAACAAATTAGTTGGGAGCACCGTACTGGAAATTGGATGCTCGAATGGATACGGATCTCAATTCTTTGGCAACAGCATCTCGTATCTTGGTTTAGACTACGATGAAAAGATTATCGAGGTAGCAAGAGAAGAGGGTTGGGGTGACAATAAGCAGTTTGTGCACGCTGATATTAATACGTTTGAGTTAGGTCAGTATGACACCATCGTAGCGATGGAAATAATTGAGCATATTGATACGGGCTTAGAGATTGCTCAAAAATTAAAGAAGCACTGCAAACGGTTATTGATTACTGTGCCGTATATGGAGACTCCGGGATTTTGGGGCGAGCACCACAAACTGCACATGTTAAACCAATCGCACTTACCCGGGTTTACGTATCAGTTTATGGGCGAGAATGGCGAGATTGCTGATACGCCACATAATGGCATCATGAATTTGATGTTGTGTGAGTACAATGCCTAAGATATTGTGTTCGATTGCAACCCGCGGTAGGTATTTCTCTACACTGCCGCTAGTGTTAAATGCGGTGATTAACCAGACGCGTCCCGTAGATAAAGTTGTTATTTTTGATGACAACGACGAGCCGCAAGACATGCGAAAAGAGTTGGTGTACAACTACTTTTTTCAAATGATGGATTTGAAAGGTATTGCGTGGGAGTGGTTGTTTGCTGAGAAAAAAGGTCAGCACCACATTCACCAACGAGCCAATTTGATGAAGTTTGATTGGGTCTGGCGAGTTGATGACGATGCAATACCTGAACCCAACGTTTTGGAAAATTTAACCAAGCATATAGCTGACGACGTGGGTGCGGTAGGTGGGTCGATATTAACGCCACCATACTTGCCAGACACAAGTGAAGTCAGTGGTACAATTGACAAAATTAATGACGAACCAAACATACAGTGGGGAGTAATTAAAAATGTTAGAGAAGTTGAGCATCTGCATTGTAGCTTTATTTATCGTGCTGGCGTTTGCGATTACAACCTCGGATTATCTCGAGTTGCACACAGGGAAGAAACCTTGTTCACTTGGGGGCTGCATCGTAAAGGTTACCGGATCTTAGCTGTACCAAACGCAGTAACGCTGCACATGAAAAACCCGCAAGGTGGGATTCGTAGCGAGACACAACAGAGCATGTATTGGCACGACGAGCAGATATTTAAGAATATTATAGATTACCGCGACAAAACGATAGTAGTCTTAAATAACGGTTTAGGCGATCACATTGTATTTAGTCATGTGTTGCCAGATGTTAAAAATGCTGAGGTGTTTAGCTGCTACCCTGAAATTGTTCCGGGTAACTCAATCGCCGCCGCGCAGGCTTTGTTTGGTGATATTGAGTCGTACAATGTGTACGCCAAAATGGCGCAGTGGGGTTGGAAAGATAGTTTAGAAAACGCTTACCGAAAGTTGTACGTATGATTATTATTTCACCATACGCTAAAGCGCTTCGAAACGGCAAACAAAACCCAAAAAACTACCCGTATTGGGAAGAGCTAATTAAGCTAATTGATGAGCCGATTGTACAAGTTGGCGTGCTTGGTGAGAAACAGTTAGTTGACGATTTTAGGCAAAATTTACCGTTAGCTGATTTAAGGCAGCTAGTACAAGACTGCAGGACTTGGATTGGTATTGATAGTTTTTTCCAGCACTTATGCTGGGACGAAGGCAAAAAAGGAATTGTTTTGTGGGGGCCTTCCGATCCATTAATATTTGGACACCCCGAAAACATTAATTTATTAAAAGATCGTTCCCATTTAACACCCAATCAGTTTTTATGGTGGGAGTTTACAGAACACAAAAAAGAACGATTTGTAGAACCACATGTAGTAATGGAACACTTAAACAAGGTATAAACATATGGCACAGTCCGGTTACACCCCCATAGCGCTATATCACAGCACCACTCCCGGCGCTACGCCCGCTGCTGGCAATTTGGTGGATGGTGAGTTGGCGCTTAATATTGCCGACGGGTACTTATTTTTCAAAAAATCTGGAGTAGTTCAAAATATAGCCGGTTTATCGGGGTATAGCGGAATTAGTGGATTTAGCGGCCGATCAGGTTTTAGTGGTTTCTCTGGTTTTAGCGGCACCTCTGGTTTTAGCGGCACCTCTGGTTTTAGCGGCACCTCTGGTTTTAGTGGCGCTAGCGGCATCTCTGGTTTTAGTGGTGCTGTCGGCTCGACTGGTGCTAGTGGTTTATCTGGTTTTAGTGGCATCTCTGGTTTTAGCGGCGCTAGTGGTTTATCTGGTTTTAGTGGAGCCAGCGGCATTTCAGGATTTAGCGGCGCGCAAGGGCCTACAATCTATCCCGCGGCAGGTGTCCCGGTCTCCACCGGGTCAGCTTGGAACTCGTCGTTAACGGCACCCTCCGGAAACCTTGTAGGCACAACCGATACACAAACACTCACCAACAAAACTATCACAGCTCGAGTTAGTTCTGCGGCTAGTATTAGCTCACCACTTGCTTGGAATAGTGATAATTTTGATCAGTACGCGGCCACCGCGCAGGCGAATGATTTAACAATTAGCGCCGATGCCGGAACACCAACAAACGGTCGAAAGATTATTTTCCGTTTTAAAGATGATGGCACCGCAAGAGTTTTGACATGGACAACAGGCTCAAGCAAAAGTTTTAGAGCTGTTGGTGTAGTATTACCCACGACAACGGTAGTTAATAAAACGTTGTACGTTGGCTGCATTTATAATCTGGCAGATGACCGCTGGGATGCAGTCGCTGTAGCAAGTGAAGTTTAATTAGGAGGAAGCAATGAAAATTGATTTTGAATTTGATACTAAACATGGTGTGTTTCGTGATGCGCTGCATTTACCTGACAACCATACCCACACTGACGCTGAAATTGAGGCAATGAAAAAACAGCGCCTTGACAATTGGATTGCGATTGTCGAAGCACCACCCGTAGAAGAAGAAAACACCGTTCAGGAGTAATACGTGGCTGATAGATATTGGGTAGGCGGTACTGCAAACTGGGATGGTACGGCTGGTACTAAGTGGTCTGCTACGTCTGGCGGACCGGGCGGGGCATCTGTTCCGACCTCTGCCGATGATGTGTTTTTTACAAACTTATCAACAGGTACCTGCACCATAGCAACAGGTAACACGGGTGCTAGATCCATTAACTGCACAGGTTTTACTGGAACAATAACTGGTAGTGCAAACATTACTGTATCAGGCAGTGTTACGCTTGTTGCTGGCATGACCCACACTTACACAGGTTCTTTGACTGTCAATGCTAGTGCAACAATTATATGCGCTGGAAAAACACTAGCTGATTTTTTAGTAATTAGTCAAACAAGCACGGTAGTTCAATTAGGTGATGCTTTATTTGTTAACGGTATTACTTTAAGTTCTGGCACATTCACCACAAATAATTTTTCTGTAACATTAACATCAAGTTTCAACTCAATAGGATCTTCTTCTCGTACTATTAATTTAGGTAGCAGCACTTTAACATTTGCAGGAAACGTGCCGTTTAACTTTAGCCCAAATACTAATTTGACGCTTAATAGTGGAACCGCCCAAGCAATTTTTACTAATTCAAACCCAACTATAACTGGAGATAATTTAACCTTTCCAAATATTAGTTGGACAAGCACAAGTGCAGGTACGTTTGCTATATCTGGCTCAAACAACACTTTTAATAATATATCAATTACGGGAACCACATTAGTTAGCGTAAAACAGGTCACGTTTGACTCCCGCCAAACTATCAACGGCACTCTGTCCACCACAGGCACAGCAGGTAACAGGCGAGTATGGTTTCGTGGCGCAACATATGGTATTGCCCAAACCCTTACCATCAACAGCGCACCATCCTTAACGGATGCTGACTTCCGTGACATCTACGTCATTGGCACCGCAGCACCCATCTCCGGCACTCGTATTGGTGACTTGCGTGGTTGCCGGGGTATTACGTTTAGCACCCCCAAAACAGTATATTGGAATTTAGCGGGCACTCAAAACTGGTCAGCAAACGGCTGGGCAGCAACGTCAACTGGCACACCATCAACCGACAACTTCCCACTCGCCCAAGATACCGCCACATTTACTAACGCTGGTAGCGTAACTGGTCCGATTACGATCAATTCCGATATTCCAACCATTAGTGCTGTGGATATGTCTGGTCGTACAAGTGCGATGACATTATCTATAGGCGCCAATCTAACAATATACGGCGATTGGAAAAACGGTTCTGGTACAACAATATCCGGATCAGGCACACTTATTTTTTCAGGACGCAATACTCAAACAATAACAAGCGCAGGAAAAACATTTTCAGGTGGAATCACAATCGACTCCTACGGCGGCACGGTTGAGCTTGCTGATGCGCTGAACACTGGCTCCCAAACCCTCAATGTTACTAATGGCACATTTGATACTAAAGGTTATGCTGTAACTGCTGCGGTTTTGGGTTCTGGCAATACCAACGTAAGAACAATTAATTTGGGTGCTAGTACAGTTACCCTAAGTGGTGCTAACCCAATTGGCTTTGCAACATTTACAAATTTAACTTTAAACGCCGGAACATCCCAAATTAATTGCACTGCCGGCGCACCAAGTTTTAGTGGTGGTGGCAAAACGTTTTACAACGTTTCTTTTACAGGTGTTTCGACATCCGGCGGAGCTGTTAGCGGAGAAAACACTTTTAACAATCTTAGCTTTACTGCAACAAGTTCTGCAGGAATAATGGGTTATTCATTTACCGAAAATCAAACCATCACAGGAACCCTCACCTGCGCTGGAGCCACAGCAGTACGCCGTATCTTCCTAAGATCCGACACCCTTGGCACAACCCGCACCTTAACAGTCGGCACTTTATCTGCAAACGACTGTGATTTCCGTGACATCACCATAGCGGGACCTGCTGCTGGTACATCCCCAACTAGAGCAGGTAACTGTGGTGGTAACTCAGGCATTACGTTCCCTGCACCAAAAACAGTGTATTGGAACTTAGCTGGTACACAATTATGGGCAGCAACAGCATGGGCACCGAGTTCTGGCGGCACACCCGACATTAACAACTTTCCGTTGGCTCAAGATACTGCGGTGTTTGATAATGCAGGTGCAGCAAATACCGTTACAACTGGTGGAGTAGTTTGGAACGCAGGAACAATCAATATGTCTGCACGAACAAGTGCTATGACATTTGGCCTAGATACTTCTTTTTCTATGCATGGAAGTTTAACTTTAGGTACTGGTGTTACAACAATAAATGCCCCAACTCTAACATTCTTTGGTAGAGGAACAAATACATTAACTTCTAATGGTGTAGCAATAACTTGGGGTATTACAGTTAATGCTGCAACTGGCACTTTGCAATTAGGCGATGCTCTTAATATGAGTTCTCCTGCAAGAACCCTAACATTCACATCAGGAACATTTGATGCTGTGACGTACAACGTGACAACAGGGACGTTTAGTGCGGTTTCCGCAGCCTCTGGCTCAACATTAAAAATGGGGAGTGGCACATGGACTCTTTCAGGTACTTCACAAGTTTGGGTAGGTATTGCTACTGGTGTTAATTTTTACAAAGGCACAGCAAATATTGTTCTGTCGGATACCAGCACAACAGCAAGAACATTTTTAGGTAGCAATCTTTCCTACAACAAGCTCACCATCGGCGGTACAACTGGCATATCAACTACTACAATCAGTGGTAACAACCAGTTCACTGAACTAGCCTCTACTAAAACCGTAGCTCACACTATTGCATTAGGCACAACCATCCAGACCTTCGGTGCTTGGACAGTTACAGGTACTGTAGGTAACGTAGTAACAGTTACTGGCACAGCTACAATAACTATAGCCGGAGCAGCAACATCCGGGCTTAACTATTTAGCGATGGGGACAACCGCCCTATCAACAACCAGTCCCGGCGAGTTTTACGCTGGCGTTAATTCAACCGGAACCGGCGCAGGCATCACATTAACAGCACCCCCAACACCCCGCACCGTGTATTGGGTTGGCGGTACGGGTAACTGGTCAAACACCGCCCGTTGGTCAACAGGTTCTGGCGGAGGCGGCGGCGCTGCAGTGCCAACCAGCCTCGATGATGTCGTGTTCGATATTGGATCAAACGCCACTGCGTACACGGCAACAATTGACCCAACTCAAGCCCGTTGTAAATCATTAACGATTGCCGGCCCAGTCTCAGGCAACGTAACCATCGCCGGAACTGGCGGTTTGGCAGCTCACGGAAACGTTACATTCCCAGCAACTGGCATGACTCGCACGTATACGGGAGCTATTACACTAACTGGCTCAACCACAGGTAGAACGCTGACAACTAACGGTATAGGGCTGGGTGCTACTAATATTACGGTTAATGGTGTCAACTGTGAATGGTCGCTTGGTAGTGCAATTACTTTTGGATCTGCTGGAGAATTAATTGTCACTAATGGTTCGTTTAACACGGGTAACTTTAATATCACTTCTAGTTTGATTAGCAGCAACAGCCAAAACTCCAGAACTTTAAACTTAGGGTCTAGCACAGTTTCACTTTCTGGGTTAACACCTCTTGATTTTGGTAATACAGAAACAATCCGAGCCGCTCTAACGTTTACAGCAGGAACCTCACAAATAAACGCTTCAAATGCAAATACAACACTTAGCGGCAACAACCAAACTTTTTACAACGTTTCTTTTACTGCAAACTTAAACGCAGTAACTATAAACGGTTCAAATACTTTTAATAATCTAAGTATTGCAGGAAGAACAACCGCAAACGTCAACTTTGTTAACTTGAGTGCCAACCAAACTATCAACGGCACACTAACGCTCTCTGCAGGAACTAACGCCACGATGCGCACGTTCGTGCAGTCAGACAACATCGGCACAACACGTACACTGACCTGCGCCGCTGTTGCGACACTTACAGACATCGACTTTCGTGACATCACGATTGCTGGCGCTGCGGCACCTGTTAGTGGTACTCGTTTAGGTGACTGTAAAGGCAATAGTGGCATTACATTTGATGCGGCTAAGACGGTGTTTTACAGGAGCGCTGCATCAGCCAACTGGAACGCTGCTTGGTCTTTTACAAATGGGGGAACCTCCGATATAACTGCTTTTCCGTTAGCGCAAGACACCGCTGTATTCCCATCAAGTCCTACGCCGTATCCTTCTAGCGGAAATACGGTTACTCTAAATATAAACTACAACCTCGGCACGATTGATATGTCTGCCCGCACCAGCGACACAATGACACTGGCAACTGCGACAGCTTCTCCATCGATCTACGGCAACTGGATTAACGGCACAGGCACTACGCTGACAGGTACAGGAAATCCGATATTCGCTGGACGTACATCACAAACCATTACCAGCGCAGGGAGGACGTTCACGCAAGGCATTGACTTGGACAGCCCCAGCGGTTCGGTGACATTGCAGGATGCGTTCAATTGTTCAAGGGCAACAGCAGGAACCATTGAAGTAATTACTGGAACTTTTAACGCAAACGGATACAACGTCACACTGTCAGGCAGTGCATCCAGTGTTGTTTCTTCAGGCTCAACAACAAGAACACTTGCCATTGGATCAGGGACTTGGACAATTGCTGGTACTAATGGGTGGAATACTAGCACATCCACCAACCTCACGGTCACAGGTACAGGTACAATCAGCCTAACCAGCGCATCTGCCAAAACATTTAACGGCGGCGGCGTCTCCTACTCAGGCATCACGCTTGATCAAGGCGGAGCTGGCACATTGACCATCACAGGTAACAACACCTTTGCCAACATCACTAACACCTACAGTGCAACAGGCGCCACAACAATAGCCCTAGGCACAACTACTCAAACTGTAGGCGCATTTACTGCTACTGGCGAATCAGGTCGGGCGTTAACCGTCACAGGCACTTCCGCAAGCTCTCCAGCCACGCTAATTTTAACCAGCGGCACGGTTACAACACCAAACTTTTTGACTATCACGGGTATTAGGGCGTATAACTTGGTAGATACTTGGTACGCAGGCAATAACTCAACTAATAACGGCTCGCTTGGGTGGATTTTTGCTTCAGCAACACCACCATCTGGCAACACCAGCAGTTTCTTCTTACTATTCTGACACTATGGACTTACAGACATTTATTAACTTCATCCTGCCAACCGTCTGCGGTATCTTGGGCTGGTTCTGCCGTGAACTTTGGACTGCGGTTCAGGAGCTTAAAGAAGATCTTGCAAAGCTCAGAGAAGAGCTGCCCCAGCACTACGTTAGCAAACAAGACTTCCAAGATCGTTGGTATGAGGTACTAAAATCATTGCACCGCATCGAAGACAAGCTAGACCAAAAGGTAGATAAATGATTATCGAATCCATCATCGGCGCATTGGTTCCGGTTGGTGTTGAGGGAATCAAGCAGCTCATTAATCGTTTTACTGGCGGCGTTAAGCCAACCACCATCGCCGAGCAGATCGAGCTCGAAAAGATGGACATCAGCCGCATCGAGGCGATTGCCAAACTAGACGCGCCAGCCGGCACACCAAGCCAGTGGGTGGTTGACCTGCGGGCCTCCGCGCGCTACATTGGGGCATTGTTCGTAATTGGTGTCGGTATTGGTACATTGTTTTTCAATGTCCCCGCAGAAATCCAACGTATCGGCATCGAGGCCGCTAACATCGCGTTTGGTTTCTTATTCGGTAGCCGCATCATGGCCAACTTAAAACGATGAAGTTATCACCAAATTTTACACTGCAAGAGCTAACCACCTCTGAGATTGCCCAGCGCCGCAATCTGGACAACACGCCCAACGCAACCGAAGTAGCAAACCTCGTGCGCGTGGCTGAACTTTTGGAACAGGTCCGCGCCCTATTAGGCAAGCCAATCCTTGTTAATTCAGCGTTTCGCTCAAAACCAGTCAACGATGCCGTTGGTTCGCGTGACACTAGCCAGCATAGGCTGGGTTGCGCTGCCGACATCCGCGTCCCCGGAATTACACCCAAAGAGGTAGTGCGCCGCTGCATCGACGCCAACATCCCTTTTGACCAGATTATTGAAGAGTTTGACTCTTGGACGCACATTAGCGTTCCAAACACCAAAGACCAACAACCAAGGCGCCAAGCCTTAATTATTGACAGGAACGGCACCAGACCGTACAATTAGTCCAAAATTAAGGAGGACGTCATGGTAAAAACATGGTTAGCGCCGGTGTGCGCTTGGGCATTTATTGCCAGTGTAGTATTTAACATAATTCAGAGCAAAGAGGTAGAAACGTTTAGCTGGGTGGATCACTCCACCGTTGCCCTTTTAGAGCATTTTGAGGGTAAGCGTTACAAAGCCTACCAAGACAGTGAGGGCAACTGGACTACCGGAGTTGGCCACCTCATTAAGCGCCAGACCCGCGATTTGCTGCATAGGGAGCTTTCCGAGGAGGAGGTAATGGGTATCCTATACCAAGACCTAGAAAAGTGCACCACGGCCCTAGAATCAAGTTTAAATGCTGGTGTGACGCGACCCCAAATTAACGCGTTATTGAGCCTCTGCCACAATATTGGACCAGACAATTTTTCCCGGTCAGACGTTATGAAGTACCTAAACCAAGGAAATATTTACCGCGCGGCGGACTCGTTTATGAACTGGAGCAACCCGCCAGTCCTTAAAAAACGCCGTCAAATTGAGCGACAACTGTTTTTAGCCGGGGCGTAAATCCCCGTTATTTTGCATTAGTAGATGTAGGACTGATCATCCTAGTTTTATCAATTTTAACCTCGAGGAATCACCATGGAAGGCTTTAAGTCAAACACCAAAATGAAGGCCGGCGTCGCTTGTTATAAAGAAGGGGGCTCGGTAAAGTATAAGTCACGTCACTCTGAAAAGTCAGAGATGAAAGAAGACATCAAACAAGACAAAGCGGTTGTAAAGAAGGCCGTCAAAATGCACGACGTGCAGCAGCACGGCGGCGAGAAGACCGACCTAGCCAAACTCAAAAAGGGTGGTCGCATGAAGAAAGAAGGCGGCTGCGTAGGTCGCTACAAGTCGGGCGGCGGTGTCTCGTACGGTGCTAAGAAGACCAAAGAAGACAAAAAAGAAATCGCTGCAATCAAGCGCATGAAAGACGGAGGCTCGTTAAAAGAAGTCGACGCCGAAGAAAACCCCGGCTTGGCCAAACTGCCAACCAACGTACGTAACAAGATGGGCTACGCTAAAAAAGGTGGTACCGTAAAAAAGTATGCTGACGGAGGCATGGTAACGGATGAAGAAAAAGAGCGCATGCCTGCTGGCAAACTACCACAGCAAGTAGTTGATGAAGAGGCAATGGCGGCCAATACAGAAACTCGCGAAATGGTCGCAGGTCCCTTGCGTAAATTAAAGCAAGGAATCATGGAGAAATTTAAAAGCAAATCTAAGACACCAGTTGCCCCGATGAAAAAAGGCGGAAAGGCTTGCTAATATGCCAATAGAGTCTAAGCAACAACAAAAAGCAATGTACGCTGCGGCGGCCGGCAAGTCAACCCTTGGCATCCCTAAAAAAGTTGGCAAGGAGTTTATCAAAGCTGGCAAAGCAAAAGCAAACCTACCACAAAAAGTAACCAAGCGAGCCTCTGGCCGCGGGAGATAATTTTGGCGTATTCCAACACCACTGGTCAGACGACAATTAATGTCGACCAGTTAATTTCATATGCGTTTCGTGATGCTGGTAAAACGGCAGAAGAGATGACGCCCGAGTATATTGAGGCAGGTAAGCAGGCGCTATTCTACAACTTGCAAAACCTCTCCAACCTCGGCGTTAATTTATGGCTGTTGGAAAACCAGTTATATGGCGCCCTTACGGCACAACAGCAGCTCTATCTTCCAAAAACTGTGATTGATGTCCGCGAAGCAAACTGGGTCTATGTCATTAATAACCAAGCATCTGAGTATTTGCCAACTAATAACGTTGACTCACCGGCTGCGTTTGATCAAAGTTTAGACACTCCAGCAACTTCGTTGTCAAATGAGAACTATTTTGGTATTGAGTACCAGCAGGCGCTGCCTGTGTTTTATGTAGGTTTTAATGCGTACGCATCACCGGGCAACACGGTAACCTACAACTTTGCGTATGAGACCAGCGACGACGGAATTACTTGGGCTACAGTAAAACAGCTTCCAGAAACAACTCTGGCCGATCGCGAGTGGGCCTATTTTAACATCGCAATTACGCCTAATCACAGGTATTATCGGTTGCGCGAGACTGTGGCGACCACATTCACTGTTCGCGAGATTGTGTTTTCTACTAGCCAGCAAGTTATTCCACTGTCACGCTTAAACCGTAACGATTACTGGAATCTACCAAATAAACAATTCCCATCGGTTCGTTCGCTGCAGTATTGGTTTGATCGCACCATCGAGCCTTCGATGTATTTGTGGCCTGTGCCAAACAACGACTTCCAGATGTTCCAGTTAATTGTGGAAAAACAAATGGAAGATGTTGGATCATTGACCAATCAGATCTATGTACCAGATCGCTGGATTAACTGTGTGCAAAAACAATTGTCCCACAGCATGGCGATGCAATTGCCCGGTGTTGATTTGAACCGCGTTACCTATTTGGAAGCTCAAGCGCAAAAAGCATACCTCGACGCGTCACAAGAAGAGCGTGACAAGAGCCCGATCTATTTTCAACCTAACATAAGCTACTACACAAGATGAGCGGCGCATACGTAATGACCTATGACAACCTGATTCAGGATGTTATTAACTACATGGAGCGCGACGACCCCGGTTTTATTGCGCAAATCCCGAGCTTGATCGGATTAGCTGAGTCTGCTATTGCGGCAGAGTTAAAGTCGTTGCTGCAGTTGACTGTTGTAGAAACTACTCTGGCAACCAATCAAGATGTTCTACAAAAGCCAGCTCGCTGGCGTAAAACGGTATCGATGAAAATAAATGGTCAGCCCGTGCTACTCCGTTCGCAAGATCTTATTGCTCAATACCAGTCCGAATCCTCTAACGGGCTGCCAAAGTATTATGGCGAATATGATTATAACAACTGGAACTTTGCTCCCAAACCAAATCAGGATTATCCGGTTGAGATTATCTACTACAGCTTAATTCAACCGCTTGACTCAACTAACCAGCAAAATTTATTCACGCGTGAGTGCCCGCAAGCGATGTTGTTTGGTACACTACTGCAAGCTCAAGGATACTTAAAAGCATTAGATAAGCTGCCAGTGTGGAAGCAATACTATACCGAGGCTCTTGCAGCGCTCAAAAAAGAAGACAACTCTCGACGCATCGATAGAAATACCACGATTCAGGAACCTTAATCCATGCCAACATTTACATCACCGTTTACAGGTACCGTTGTCCAGCCGACCGACGTATCTTATTACGACCTGCAGTTTAGCTCAAATGTACAGTTGTACTGGCCTGCGGTGGTTAACCCAACGCAAGTCCCAGCGGCTCGCATTATAGACTGCACCCCATCGACGTCTGGTTTAATTATTACACTGCCCCAAGCAAATCAGGGTGCCGTTGGTACCGACATTTTAATCCGTAACCAAGGCGCTAGTAGTTTTACAGTACGAAACTTTGGTGGTGTTGGGTCTGTTTTAGTAACTGCTGGTCAGTCTCGGTATTTTTATTTAGCAGATAACACGACAGCGGCTGGCGTATGGGAAAACGTTGTATTTGGCGCCGGCACATCTGCAGCCGATGCTGCTTCACTAGCCGGAGACGGTTTAGTTGCGCTCGCCGGAAAACTAAACGTCAACCAAAACATTATCGAGTTGTCGTCGCCACCAGCACTTACCGACGGCAATCGCGCAGATACGCTGCTTTGGATAGCCGGTAACAATTCAATTAGCCTCCCATCTACAACGGTTTTAACGGCCGGCTGGTTTATTGCATTTAGAAATGAAGGGACCGGCACACTAACATTTACACCTCAAGGCACATCGCTAATTAACGGTGACTCAACATTAAATGTAAATCCTTCCGAATCTGGTTTTATTGTATACCAGCAAACGTCCGGTAACTTCTTTACTGTTGGATTAGCTGTACCAGCTAACGTTACTTTTACAACTGCGACATATGACGTAGACTCAATCGTTGGCAATACTTTCAACCTAGTTTCTTACGCACCAATTATTCAGACCTATGTTGCGTTATCTGGAACTCGGTCAGCAAATTTAGATGTTACACTGCCCGCAACAACCCAGCTTTACATTCTAGTTAACAACACTGGCGAATCATCTTATGATATAAGATTCCAAGTTTCTGGAAGTTTGCAAACGCCAATTACTGTATCAGACGGTAACATTGCGTTAGTTCTGAGTGACGGTAACTTCTTATATGTAATTAGTCAAACTACTTCCGCTTCGTTTCAGGCAATTGACGGATCGGCTGGAGCCCCAGCGTATTCGTTTATTTCTAATAATACTACCGGTATGTATTTAGAGGGCGTAAACGTTTTAGCATTTTCAGCTAACGCCACTAAAATGCTCGAGATTGATAATACAAACATTTTAAGCCCTCAAGTATCGACCCCAGCAACTTTTAACGCGGCGTTGATTAGCGGCGGAACATTCTAATGGCGGAGCAAAACCAAACGCAGGCCCAGTATAGTCTGGTCCATACTCTTGGTATACAACCCGGCATTAAACGTGACGGGACAGTTTTCGACGCGCGTGAATTTAGTGACGGCGAGTGGTGTCGTTTTCAGCGCGGCGTGCCTAAGAAAATGGGCGGATATCGAGAGATTTTTGCCACGTTTAACGGCATCCCGCGTGGCATGATTACCAATTCGTTTAACGGTGTTAACTACGTTTTTGTTGGTAATGAAAATGGTTTAGAGATATTCACTACCGGCACCACGTTTGGTGTGGGTAGCGGGCCTTTTGTTGCCAACGTTCAAGCAGGTTACTCACCCTTTACCCTTGTATCAAACACAGCAAACAATTTTGTTGTTGCTGGCGATGTCACCGCGGCGTTCCCAAACAACACTCAGGTCATATTTGATAATGATCCGACCACCGTAACTACCGTAACCGGCGCAACGTACGGCGCCCCAAATACTACGGTTTCAGTAACAGCAGCATCTATTGCCGGATCCCCGACTGATGTGCAGTTGTATGACGCTTATTTTTATGCAGACCCACGATTACTGTGGCAGTTTGATTTGCAGTATTCGCCAGCAGGCGGCGCGCTTCAAGTTTTAGCCCACGGTGGTTTGAACTTAGTAAACATCGACAACGCCATACAAACTCCAATCTTAGCCGGCAATCTGTTACCGGATAGCAATAACGAATGGAACTTTGAAGTACTGGCGGACACGGGTGGTCAAAACCCGACCTATCGTCCAATCACCGCTGACGGCGGTGTTTGCGTTTTGTATCCATACATTTTTGTGTACGGTTCTGACGGTTTTATTGCCAACAATCACGCAGATACAAACGCTGATTTAGCAACCTATAACGCTCAGTCTTTGAGCGATTGGAACGGACCAACCGCTAACCAAGTCAACATGTCGTCGTCTAAGATTGTTAAAGGCATGCCAGTTCGCGGCGGCACTAACTCGCCGTCTGGTTTATTCTGGGCAACGGACAGCTTAATTCGTGTGTCTTTCACAGGTCAAGTGCCGCTCTACTGGCGCTATGATATTATTTCTAGCCAGATCTCAATCATGTCGTCCTCTGCTGTCGTTGAGATGGACGGCATTTTTTACTGGATGGGTGTTGACCGTTTTTACCAATACAATGGTGCGGTCTCTGTATTGCCAAATGATAAGAACGTAAACTGGCTGTTTAACAACCTAAACTACGTACAGCGCCAAAAGGTATGGGCTACCAAAGTACCTCGGTATAATGAGATCTGGTTCTTTTATCCTCGCGGAGATGCAAGTGAGTGCACCGACGCAATTATCTACAACGTTAAAGACAAGATCTGGTATGACGCAGGTCAAGCGGTTGGTGCTTACCGTTCTTGTGGATACACCACAGAAATTTTCCCGACCCCAATCTGGGCTGGTTGGGATCCGGTCGTGACAGTTAGTGCACCATTCACCGTTATTTCCGAACCCGCAGCTTTATCAGCACCAAACGCCGATCAAATTTATATTGACGGTGATGTAACAATTACTTTTGGGGCGGGAGATTATCTGACTTTAAGTAATAACAACGAAACAACAATATACAAAATCCTTACCAGCGTATTTACTTTTACCTCTGCAGTTACCGCGACCAACCCAAATGGTGTCACACTAATAACCGTAGATAAAAACTTTGATCCCGCAGTAAGCCCGGGTGATTTTGTTTACTATTTAGAGGGTGGTTTTCCGCTGTGGCAGCATGAGTTTGGTCTAAACAGGATTACATTTAATGCGGAAACAGCCGTAACCTCCAGCATTACCACTTGCGATATTAGCTGGGTCGGTGGAACCCCCTATCAAGATGCGGCAACCGGTGTTAACCGACGGATGCACCTACGACGGATAGAACCTGATTTTGTTCAAGAAGGGGAAATGTCACTAGTTGTATTAGGTAAAAAGTTTGCTCGAGGTGAAGTAGAAACATCTAACCCGTTTATGTTTGGGCCGGATGACGGTAAGATTGACATGCGAATTGAGCACCGCGAGATACGCTTAAAGTTTGAGTCTAATGTCATTGACGGTAATTTTGAGATGGGTCGAATACTAATCACGGCCGAGTACGGAGACGAGCGTCCGTGAGTACTCAAAGTTTTTTCCCCCTTGTCCCGGATACGACGACATGGGAGAACTGGAATGGCAATGTGCTCCACTACTACGGCGAGCAGCCAATTCCATATTTACCCGAAGTAGACTGGAAGATTGTGGCTAAAAACATCTCCCAGCTACCCACTTTTGAGAACTACTTCATACCCTCCCCGGACACGTTTACAGATTGGCGGGACTGGGCAAGGGAGTTTACCCAGTCAATCAACGGACCCTCAATATAATTAGGGCGTGAAGTTGAATATTTTTGCATTAGTATAAGTAGAACGATTTAACAAAAAGGTTATTTGCCGGTGTCATCTTTTGTCGATTCCAAACAACGGGAACTTTCCCCAGAAGAAATTTGCAAGATTGCGGCTAAAGAAACCGGCGGCAAGTACAGTGTCGACCAGATCCAAGCCAGCTTAATGGCAGAGGCCTACGAGGCTGGTGCCTTGATGATGCGTCAGGGCAATACTATTTTTATTGTGCACCCTTTTAAAAGCAATCCACGGATTGTTTTATTTCGTGCAGTAAACGCGGACACCATTCAGAACTACTTCCAAAACTCACTAGAGTTCACCAAAGCGATGGGGCTGGCTGGTTTTCAGTACATGGTTACTGATTTTGAAGATGAGCGTCTATTGAACATTTTTAAGTACATAAAACGTAACCAGCCGTTCCCAAAAATGGGGTACGCCATCCAACGTCAAAAGAATGGCTGGATTCGAGTTACGGTTAACTTGGGCGAAACCGGGCACCCACCCCTAAAACTAGGTGAAGAAGAATGAGTGCCGTATTTGATCCTATTTCATCTGCTTTAGGTACTGACGGCGGTGGCGGCGGGTTATTGGGCGCTGTCGAGAGTATTGGTGAGATTGCTGTATCCGGCGTTCGCGAGATTGGTAAAGGCGCAGAGTCACTGGGCCGCGAAGTTGGTAAGATTGGTCAGAGCGCGATTAATAACCCGGTAGCGACCCTTGCACAAGTCGCGGCGGTTGCAACTGGTAACGCGTGGGCGTTGCCTCTTATCTCTGCAACAAACGTTGTCGCTCAAGGTGGAGATCTTGGGCAAGCGGCATTGTCGGCTGGTATTTCGTATGCTGGAATGGCAGTTGCCGGCGCAATTTCAAATCAGTTAAACGCTGCGTTTGCAAACGAGTTAACAAGTTCTGTTGGTGATGCGTCTCTTGTAACATCTAAAACGCTTGCTGACGGCTCTGTACAACACCTGTTTACTGATGGTAGTGCGATTCTTCAAGCCGCTAACGGTGTTATTAGTACGACACCGGCTACGGTGCTACCAAGCACGTTGTCCACACTTGCAACCAGCATCGGGCCAACCGCGGTATCTGCAATTAACACCGCTTTAGCAAATAGCGGCGGTTCTGCTGCAAGAGCTGTTTTAAGTGGCGGAGATGTAGGACAATCGTTACTTGGTGGTTTAACAGCGGGTGCTGGTACATTAGCCAATATCGGTACAGGAATTGGATTACGCGATTTAGGATTGCCGTCTAGCATAGCAAACATTGCAAGTGCAACCACTGGTGCTGGAGCTAAAGCATTATTGTCTGGCCAAGATATTACTAAGGCCACCGGCAGTGCGTTAATTAGTAACATCATTGACACGACACTGGCTCAAAGCGCAAATACAATTAGAAATTCAGATTTTGCTAAAGGTGTTAAAACGCAGTTTAACAAAATTGTTGATAGCTTTAAAGACCCGGTAGAATCTTCTGCTCAAAAATTTTCTGGCGAAGTAAAAAAATTAGTTCAATATGAAACTGAAAGTAAGCAGGTGCTTACTGAAGCTCAACGAATTGAAGCGGAAGCAAAACAATATTTTGAAGATTCGGTGGCACCCAGTCAAAAAACTGCTGAAGAGGCTTATCAAAGAGCAACCAATTCGTGGAATGAATACCAACCATTAAGAGATCGGTTTTCCAGTTTAGTTTCTCGATATGATGCCGCAGTTGCCGCAAATGATACCGCAACAGCCAATACGTTAGCTGATGAGGCAAACGCCTTAATACCGTCATTAAATGCTGCAACCGATAAATACAACGCAGATTTTACTGCGTATGATTCCGCTAAATTACAATTTGAAAATTCAAATAGTCGATACATCCAGTATTCAAATAGTTTAACAGATCTAAATACTAGATATGTTGATTTGAATACAAAAGCCACTCAACAAGTGGATTTAGTTAATCAAGCAGCGGAACAATATAACACAAATTATGATCAGTTACAGACAGGGTTAAAGAAAACACTGGATGATACTCAAGCGGCTAGTGAAGTAATTTCAAAATATGATCCTGTTGCACAGAAGGCCTTTGAAAAATCTTTTGCTGAAGGTAAAGATATTAGTGCGGCTCAACAGTTGGCAACCGATGTTAATGGATATACATCAATTGCCAAAGAAGCATTAAACAGCGCATATGATTATGGGCTCGAAATTGATAAAGCTGCAGAACTTGCCGCTAATGTAAACAAATTAAATAGCTCGCAGCAAAACTATTATAAGTTTGCTAGTGAGCTTGGCATGTCTCCCGAAGATGCGTTATCGTACGGGCCTGAGATTGCCAAGATGCCAATCGTAGCTCAACGTGCGTTTGTGGATGCTATGCAAGACAGCCCTAACGCTGGTGCAGCATACGACAAAGCACAACAAATTGCGCAGATGTCTAAGCCAGAACAAAACGCATATTTTAATGCACGCATGCAAGGTTTGGATTCGGCTGACGCAGTTCAGCTTGCTAATCGCGTTGGTACCATGTCTGAACAAAATCAGCAGGCGTACATTGACGCGGTTAAGTTTGGATTAAATCCGTCTTTTGCGGAGATGTTTGCTAAATCAGAAGACATTAAAAATGGTGGAACTGCACTTGCTGATATTAACGAAAGTAATTTAAAACAATTAAGTACGGCAGAAGGCAAAGAGGCTTATGCGATGTCTATGTCTGCTACAGGCAGCCCGGCCAAAGCATTTGAAGACGCCAAAAAGTTAGATACTCAAGCGGCTGATTTTTATAAACAGCAAGCTGCTTCCACGGGCGCAAAGTCGTGGACCGATGCCAATGGAAATATAACGATGATTGGAATGGCATCACCACCATCTGGTTCTGTAGAAGTGTTAGACCCAGAAACAAAACAACCTTTGCAAGTTTCCGCTCAAGAAAAAGGATTTTTAGAAAATCTAAAATCAATTGGCGCACTTGTTGGATTTGGCACGCCAGACCCAACATCTGGAAAATACGCTTTGTTTGGTAGTGGCGCAAGCGGCGGCCCGGACACTGGTTTTGGTCTTTTTGCATTTGATAGTGAAAAACAAAAGCAAGATACAATTACCGAAATTAATTTACTTGAAAATGACCAAACAAAGACACCAGAAGAGCGTCAAATTGCTAAACAAATAAAAGAAAAAGTAGAGGCGCAACCTGTTCAAAAACAACCCGGTGGTGGCGGAACCGTAAAAGAAGCCGGCAGCACTCCCGGAGAAACAGCGCAACAGACTACCACTGGAACTCCTACAACAACGCCCGGTGGTGGGACTAACTTAACGGCAAACCCAATGTTGCAAGACTACATCAACGAGATGTTTAAGTCACCAACAACTGGCGGAACACAGACTGGCGGAACACAGACTGGCGGAACACAGACTGGCGGAACA